CATACGAGCCATCAAGGTTAGTAAAGCCATTTGCTGCGAGATAGTTAGATCTGTGGTCTGCATCATCGTAGGAAACATCCCCATCTTTTTCCTCATAGATTTGACCGAGTGCGCTTGCAGCGATTTGATCAATTAAAGTCTTAGAAGTATCTGTGGCACTAGCAGTCTTGGCAATCATTGTATAGAAGCCAGAATCGACTGTGCCAATATATGACTCAGCGTCTAGCCAAGTCTTAGTGGCAGGATAGGTATCCCATGTGAGTGTCGGAGTAACCTCAGCCCAAGACAAGTTCAGAGCTGCACCAAGAATGGCTGCAATCTGTGCGCCATCTAATCCTTCTGCAAGGGCAGTGTTATAAACAGTCTTAGGTAATTTAGCAAGGCTACCGACACCCAAGATAGTGCCATAGGTTACAAAGCCTGACTCCTCTGGGCTACGAACTCCTACATTAAAGTCAGAGACTTCGCCACCATAGACTGTGACATAAGTACCGCTAGAGTTCTTTAGTTCTAGGGTTATAGGCTCAGTGACATTGATGGTAAATGCTGCGCCTGTAGTGTTGATGATCTCTACTCGGCAGTAACCTGCTGTAGGTTGAAAGTCAATGTCCGTGCGACCAGATGCAAAAGAAACAGAAGTGACAGTCGTATAAACATCATCGCCAACTGTTATTCGCCATTCAGGAAGCCATGTCATACAGTGTTCAAAATTCCGTTAGATAGTGTGCCACGGGCAGCAGCTGCATTAAGGAAATTGACGATCTCATCTGCGATGGCATTTGGATCACCGATGCCAGTATTAACGGTTATAGAATAGTTAAACTCTCCACCACCTTGCTTTAAGCCAGAAGTCAAAGCACCTGTCTGGACTAGATATTCCTTAAAGTTTTCACCAATCGCTGTGTAAAGTCCGCCAATGTTGACTGCATTAGATGTATCGCCTGTAGCTGTAGCCGTGGCAGCACCAGACAGAGATACTGGAATAACAATACCTGCCGCTGCGCTGGCATATAGTGCTTTTATCTTGTTTAACGCATCTGCTGTATCTACAGTAATTCCAATAGACTTAGAAGCAAGTCCATCAAGAATTGACTTGATTTCCTTTAACTTAACTTCTTGACCAGTCAAGGCTCCAAGAACCTGTAAATCAGCATTGAGTTTGGCAGTAGCAGCAATGACGGATGCTTCATCCTTAGAGGCAATAGCTTCTTCAAGGTTAAGGATTGAACGCTTGACATTCAGGCGCGCTGTGTCGTTAGCGATCTGTAAAACTTGCGCTCCAGAGGTGGTCTTGGCTAATTGCTCTGCTTGGTTAGTAAGAGCTGCGCCAATCTGGATTTGATCCATGTTGAATATGTCATCGGCTTTACCAAGTGCTAATTGAGCCTTATCAATAGCAAGTTTGTTTTTATCCGCTGCTAATTGCTTGCTTTTTAGTGCTGCAAGATCCTTGTTACGCTTTATAGATGCTGCTTCTAATTTAGCCAATGCTTGCTGCTGTTGAACCTGTGTAAGCGTAAGTTTTTTTTCTTCTTTTTTAGCAGGACTTAAAGTAACGCCTGCTTGTTTGCCTGCAAAACCCATAAAGATTTGACTAGGCAAATTCTTTAAGTTTTTAATAAGCGTTGGGATAACACCCAATGCTGAACCTGTTGCCACAGTAATTTTAGCAATTGCCCCAGCAATGCTTTCTATGACCATTGCAGCATCACTAGCCTCAGTGCCGCCGCCAATGCGAGCAAACGCATCTACCAGACCGCCACCGATAATTTCAGAGGCATTACCTGTGGCAATGCTTAAAACTTCCATTTGATAAGAAGTTGAACCTAGATAATCCTCAGCAGCTCCAGCAGATCTAGCAAGCATTACGCTTAGGATTTCAGAGAATGATTTAGACTGTAATTCTGCTCTGGTCAATCCTGTATTGTATTTAGCAAGTCCTCTAGTTACTCCTACATAACCTTTGGCAAGATCACCTGACACAGTAGCAAGATCAATACCAGAAGCGCGACTAATCTGAATTGCATTATTAAGCAATTCCTGAGACTTTGTAAGACTGCCTGTGGTTGTCAGCAAAGATTGAAATGCTGGACGAAGAACATCATCTGCGATAGCAGCGGTCTTTTCTAGATTGGCAATGTAATCTGCAATTTGAGGATTAGCAAAGCCTATGCCTAAGTTCTCTACAGCTGTTGTTAATCGTCTTGCTGCTGCTTCATCTGCTGCAAAAGCCTTAACAGATGCTTTGCCATAAGCAATGATGGCAGAAGTACCATAAGCAAGACCTACGGCACCTGCTAACTTCTTAACATTGTTAGTAAGTTTCTGTGTGGCTGTGTCCGCTTGCTTGAAAGCCTTTTTGCCAGTGAACTCTGCGGCTATGTCAATCTTTACATCGGCTGCCATTATCGACTCCCTACTGACATTCCGCTGCCACTACCTTTAGAGACAACCTTCTCAAAATTAGTTTTAGAGTTTTCAATAGCCTTAATAACTGCTGCGGTTGCTCTGCCTTGATCCTCAGCAAAAGCCCTAAAAATTGCGCGACCCTTCATTTTTTGGCTAGAACGACCTACTGCACCTTCTTTGCGAACATAAGCATTAGTGATCTGTCCACCAAGTGCATCAATAAATTGTTGTCCTGCGTAAGGGTTATTGCTTTTGCCATAGCCTTTACCAGTGCTAGTCATGTAGCGTTCTTCACCAACACCAGTATCAAGTCTGCGTGTAGGAATAACTACTTCACGCATTTTGGCTTGGGGTCTGCCTTGTGGATTTTTACGACCAGCGGTTTCATAGATTGCACCTGAAACAGAAGCGTTCTGAATTCTCACCAATGATCTAAAACCAGAACGATTAGGCTTAGAAGGGGTCGTCTTATAACCAATGCCACGCTTTGCCTCAGATGAAGACCAGACGCGATTAGACCAAGAACCCTTTTGATTACTATCAGCCCAACCGCTTAACGGAGCCGTTGAAGGAATAAAACCTTTAGCTCTAGCAGTGATTGGCTTTAGGATTTTACCTAATTCCTTTTGAGTCTCTTTAGCGAGTTCTGGTGTAAATTCTCTAAGAGCCTTGCGTAGTTCAACGGCGCCCTTTACGCTTGCTGGCATCGTTAATCTCCTTTGCTTCATCTTTAAGACCTTCTACTAGAGCATCTAGCATGGTCTTATCTAATTCCAATAAGTGCTGTGGCGCGATTCCCAACCTAATGCTTAGCCTAGCAATTAGATAGGTGAATGGAAGATCGCGCTTTAAGCTAAAGGGTCGGAGTCCAAAACTTCGACGGATTTTAATCCTTCGATGAACTCCAATCCAAAAGGCTTAACAGTTTCACCTGACCTGCGAGTGACTTCCCATGCCAACCAATAGACATCCGACTGCTTTTCCTCATCGCGGAAAGCCTTGTGGAAACCCTTTTTAGCGTACATCTCAAATGCGTACTCCACTGCTGGAGTAATCTCGCCTTCAATAACGCTTCCATCTGTACGAACGATCTTTAGTTTTGCCATGATTAGCCCCTTTGTTTAGTTGTTTAGAATGTGCCTGAAGTTGCTACTGCAACTGTTGAGTTACATGTAAATGTAATTGACTGTGTGCCAATATCTGCTACAGCACCGTTGATGTCTGTGGTGTTATTGACAAGGATTGAAACAGTATAGAGAGGGTTAGTCGCTGAAACTGCTGTTCCCTTTGTCTGTAGGAATACTGCTGTGACTGTTGTTCCCCATGCAGCTTGTAGTGTTGCCAATACATTTGCTGCTGCTGTGTCATTTAGGAAATCGACTGTTACTGTTGATGACTCTAAGCCCTTTACGAACTTGTGTGATGAGTCACCCATTGCAGTTACTTCTAGCTCATCAAATACACGGTTGATCGTTACTGCTGTGACATGGTCTGAAAGATCGACTGAGTTGATCTTCACGCCCACATTATTGTTTAGAAATACAGCCATGAGATTATTCCTCGTCTTTCTTAGTAGTTGCTGGCTTTGGTGTTGCTGGTGTTACCTGCCCGATCTTGATCAGGAAGGCTTCGTTTTCTTTTTCCCACTCGGACATTTTAACTCCAACTCGTAAGGATTGATACGGACATCTCACAGCTGAGTAGGTCACCCGAAGCAGCATTGAGAATACTTGGTGCGCTGATTGCGCTTACATTATAGACCA